TGAGCCAGGCCACAGCCACCACAGCACAGCCAGGACGATGGCAGCAGCCACCGCGGAGGAGGAAGGAAGGTCGAACGGGGGCGGCCGCAGGCCGTCGGGCCGACGGGTCCCATCGGAAAGCTGAGGATTTTGCCAGACCCCCGCCGCCGCAGGCTGGCGGGACTCCAAGCTACCTCACTCGCCTCGCCGATTCATTTTCGGTAATTTCCTTCGGAGTCCCGTCTTTCTGATACTAATGTTGCATTTTGCGGCGATTTGGCACAGAATGTTTTGCGGGAGAAGGTGTTGCGATGCCGAAGACAGCCATGGAGTTGAAAACGCTGCTGATTGAACAGGGCCGGTGGGCGGATTTTGTCCGGTACCGGGAGGACCTGAAGGCTGGCGGCGTGGGCAACACGGAGGCACACAAGCGTGCGGTTGCCGAGTTCTTCAATGATCCGCCGGAGACCACGACCGAGAGCGGTACGAAGCACGATCCGAAAAAGGAGTCCCGCCGGGTTGCCAACGGGAAGAAGTCGCCCCCTTCATCTGATGCAAAGGTGGTCGCCCCGGCGGATGAGAAAAAGCCGGTAACGACGGTCAAGGCTCCGGTGGGGAGTCATCCGCCTTTGCCGCAAGTTTGTTCTGCTGATTTTGCGGGGAAGGTGGCCTCGGAAGTGGAAGAGGTTCGTTGGGTGGCGGCGAACATGGAAATCGCGGATCCGCAGCCGGGCGAGTGTCCGAGTGCTGCTGCCTGGGGTTTATTGGCTCAATGTCGGCGATCGCCAGCTCACATGGCGGATTTCTGGAAGCTGACTTATCCGAAGCTGTTGCCGTCTCGGGCACAGATGGAGAAGCAGCAGGAAGACGTAGACCAGGAAGGGCGGGCCGCAGGGGTGATTGAGGACCTGTTGCGGTTTGGGCAGGAGGCTGTTTCGGAATGTGGGTCGCAATAATGGCGATAACGACGACGCTGGGGGCGATGCATTGCCCGCACTACTCGATGGTCCCCAAGGACTTCGAGGCGAACCTGCGTTTTCGCCAGAAAGTGTTGCGATCGGCAGCCGAAGATCCGGCCGTCGCCCGAGAATACCGGCAAATGTGTGCCGAAGACCTGATGTTCTACGTCAACACGTTCTGTTGGACGTATGATCCACGCCAGGCCAAGCATCCGATTTTGCCGTTTATCACTTACGGCTTTCAGGATACCGGGATGCTTGGCATGGCCGATTGCGTGGCCCAGGGCGAGGACTTCACGGCACCGAAATCGCGGTGTATGGGTGCCTCGTGGATGGGGCTCACGGTGTTCGAGTGGTACTGGCACTTCCAGAACGACTTGAGCTTTCTGTTGATTTCTCGAAACGAGAAGTACGTCGATGAGAGCGGGAACCCGAAGGCCCTGTTCTGGAAGATCGACTTTCTTCATAAGTACCAGCCTCGTTGGTTACTCCCGACAGGGCGGTGGTTGCTCGACAAGGACCCCGGCCGGCGTTTGCTCCACTTGGAGAACGCCGACACCAACTCTGTAATTGATGGCGAATCGACAACAGGAGACGCTGGCCGGGGGGACCGCCGCACGGCGATGTTTATTGATGAGCACGCTGCTTTCGAAGTGAACGACGGTTTCAAAGTGCTCCGCGCGTCGCGGGACACGGCGAATTGCCGTGGGTTCAACTCCACGCCCCAGGGTGCGGCCAACGCTTTCTACGAGGTTTGCCACAAGACGGCTGCTCGCCAAATCCGAATGCACTGGTCTGAGCATCCGGTCTACAACCAAGGGCTCTATCGCTGCGATGCGAGCGGTGAGGTTGAGCTTTTGGACGACTTCCGCGGCGAAGTGACGGTTTTTCGGAAGGGGGTCACGGCCGAAGAATCCAAGGCGGTCAAGTTCCCCGAGGAATATCCTTTCGTCCGCAATACCAAGCCCGGCAAGCTGCGATCGCCCTGGTACGATAACCAGTGTGCGCGGTGCGTTACCGACATGGAAATTGCCCAGGAGCTTGATATTGACTTTCTCGGGTCGGATTACCAGTTCTTCGACCCTGACACGATCAACCTGTTGTTGGCGAAGTGGGTTAGACTTCCGTGCTGGGTGGGCAAGATCCACATGAACCCGATGACGGGCGAACTGGACCGGCTCGAAGAGGACTTCGACGGCCCGCTTTGGATGTGGATCCCGCTGGGGCACAAAAACCGGGTAGCCCCCGATCGTAAGTTCGTGGTGGCGGGTGACGTTTCGGCCGGTACCGGAGCCTCCAATTCGGTTTTGACCATTGCCGACGAGAAAACCGGGCAAAAGGTGGGCGTCTACCGCCGTCCGGATATCCGGCCCGAGCCGTTTGCCGACGTGGCGATCGAGCTTTGCAAGTGGTTCAACAACGCCTTCCTGATCTGGGACGCTTCTGGGCCCACCGGCAAGACGTTCACGATGCGGGTCAAGCACCGTGGTTACGGGAATGTCTACTTCCCGACCTACGAGAAGAAGATCGGCCGCAAACTCAAGGACGAACCGGGGTACTACCTTAACCCCGAAGCTCGAACCTTCGTACTTGAGCGATATCGCCAGGCACTTGGAGACCAGACGTTCGAAAACCCGAGCGAACTGGGTTTGAAGGAGTGCCTGCAATTCATCGTGCAGCCTGGCGGCATGGCGGAACACAGTTCATCGGCGAACTCGCAAGATCCCAGTGGAGCCCGCGCGGCCCACGGTGACGAGACGATCGCGGATGCTTTAGCGAATCATGGCCTCAAGGAGCGGATTCCGGCGATCAAAAAGACCGAGCCGGAACAGCCGGTAAACTGCTTGGCCTGGCGACGACAACAGCGGGAACTGGCGATGGCTGGCTCCGCGAGCGAACTCGGGGAGGGGTGGTAATGGCTTTGCGAGTGGACTTCCCGCAACTGATGAGTGCTTGCGACTGGTCGATCAGTCAATTCGAGACTCCTCGGAAAAATCGCCTGGAAGCGATCCGCGAGTTTTGCGGAGTCCACTACGCTGATGGTGGGACCGAGAAGCGGAACCCCACCAACTTCTTGGAACTGGCGACGACGATCTACGTCCGTTCGCTGGCGTCGAACGCTCCGAGTTGCACATTCACGGCCAAGCGGCCCGAGTTGCGATCGTTCGCGGCCCTGACCGAACTGGCCCTGAACCAGTTGCCCGAGGAGATTGGGCTTGGTTTCACGCTTCGGCGCGCGGTGCTTGAAGCTCTGTTCTCGGTGGGCATCGTGAAAGTCGGCCTGGCGAACAGCGACATGGAGATTCTCGGGCATGACGTGGGTGAGCCGTTCGCCGACATCGTTACGCTCGATGACTACTTCTGCGATATGTCGGCCAAGCATCGGAGCCAGATGCAGTTCGAGGGCAACGATTACTGGATGCAGGTCGATCGCGCTCGTGAGCGATTCAACACGCACAAGATCGAGCCGGACGCTCACACGATTACCGGCGATCGCGGCGAACAGCGTGCCGAATCGGTTTCCACCGACGAGGGAGCGGACCTCTACAAGGAGCGGGTTTGGCTTCGGGACGTGTACCTGCACGAAACCGGCCAGCTTGTTACCTACGGGGTCAAGACCAAGGAACTGTACGATACGATTGACTGGGACGGTCCCGAGAACGGTCCGTACAACATCCTGGGCTACTCAGATGTGCCGGGCAACATACTGCCGCTACCGCCCGCCGCTCTGTGGCGAGACCTCCACGAACTGGGCAACGGGCTGTTCCGCAAACTCGGGCGTCAGGCCGACGCGAAGAAGAGTGTCGCAGCCTTCCAGGGTGGCAGCGACGAAAGTGTGAATGCGCTGAAGCAAGCCCGCGATGGCGATGGAATTCGGTACGAAGGCCAGAAGCCGGAAATGATTACCGTTGGCGGCATTGACCAGCCCACGCTGGCGATGTTCCTCACGATACAAGACATGTTTGATTACTTCGCAGGGAACTTGAACACCCTGGGCGGTCTTGGCCCAACCTCCGACACAGTGGGTCAAGATCGTCTGGTTTCGGAGGCAGCCGGAGCCCGAGCGAAGGACATGAGCGAGCAGACCATTAGATTCTCCAAGGGGATCTTCAAGCAACTGGCTTGGTACGAGTGGACTGATCCGGTCCGCGAGCGATACATCGAACGGGAGTTGTACGACACCGGGATCACTCTCCCGCCGCAGGTTTGGTCTGATGAGACCCGCGAGGGCGACTGGCTCGATTACAACTTCGGCGTCGATATGTTCTCGATGCAGGACAACAGCCCCGAGACTCAGTTGCAGAAACTCGGGCTCATCATGCAGCAGTACATCGTCCCGCTGATGCCGGTCATTCAGGCTCAAGGCGGAACGATTGACGCGCGGGAGATTCTCAGCCAGGTTTCCAAGCTGAGCAACTTCCCGGCGGTTTCGCGGTTTGTGAAGTTCCACGGAATGCCGCCGACTGGGGAAGTTCCCATGCAGGGGAACCCGCAGCCGTCATTCAAGCCATCGGAAACACACCGCACCTACGAGCGGATCAACCGTCCTGGTGCAACTCGGAGCGGCCGTAACAACGCACTGGCCCAAACACTACTTGGCGGCAACGTGCAGCCCGCCGAACAAGCAACCATTGGAAGGAGAGTAGGATGATTCGCCCAACGATCGGCAGGATTGTGTATTTCCACGCGGATAACGAGGCTCACGAAGAAGCGGCCGTTGTCGTTGACGTGCTTGGAGATAACCGCGTCAACCTCACCGTGTTCAGTCACGATGGGGAAGCCCGAGCCGAATGCGCGGTCCGACTCGTGCAGCCGGAAGAGGAAGACATTCCGCCGCACGTTGCACCGTATTGCCGTTGGATGCCTTACCAGGTAAAGAAGGCGATCGGAAGCGAGTCCGGTGAATCGGCCGCAGGCCAGGAGACAATCTGAGCGATGCCCACGTATTGCTACAGCAACGAGAGAACAGGCCAGGTGGTCGAGCGTGTCTTTCGCATGGGTGAGGCACCTGCTCGCGTAAGAGTAGGACGTGTGTGGTTCGATCGCGACTTCAGTGCAGAACGGGTCGCGGTCCCGGCTACAAGTGGGTGGCCGCTTACCTGCTACGCGTCTGGAGTGAACGCGGAGGATGCTCAGGCGTTGCGAGACTACCTGGCTCAAAAAGGCGTGCCGACCGAAGTGACGGCAGATGGAGACCCGATTTATCGGAACTCGCAGCACAGAAAGAAGGCTCTGAAGGCAAGAGGAAAGCACGATAGAGCCAGTTACGATTGATACCCATGCATTAGGAAGAACCATGTCAACTGACACAGCCCCCAACGAGACAAACGTAGCGTCCGACCTGGCGAGCGAGATTGATTCCGCCGTCGATAGCACGATGGACGCACTTGAGACCCAACGGGCTCAGGAAGCCGAGAGCGAGACTCCGGCCAACGAGCCTGGCGATAGTGGTGGAGAAGCCTCCACCGATGACGACGCGAGCGACGATTCGACATCTCAAGACGGCAAGTCCCTTGAAAGTACGACAGAAGAGACTCAGGCTCCTTCTGTCCCTGACGAGTTGTTGCAACGTGCGGTGAAAGCCGGCATGGACCTATCTGACGCGAGAGCACTCGCGGGCCAAGACGCTGATGCTTTCGAGCGGACGCTTGGCATTATGGAGAAGTCCACATCGGCCGATGACAGCCAAGGCGATGATGACTCGGGTAAAACCGAAGATGATCCATTGGCTGGAATCCCTGACCTTGATCCCGATGTGTACGACGACAAGATCGTTGGCGGGTTCAAGGCCATGAAGGACATCATCCGAGGGCAACAGGAAACCATTAAGGCCCTGAAGTCCAACGGTGAAAGTGGTTCTTGGCTCGATCAGCAAACGGAAGCATTGGGCGTCAATGCGACTGCCGAGCAGAAGGCCGAGTTGTCCGAACAGTTCGACGTCCTGAAGTCTGGGTACGAAGCCAAGGGCAAGGAAGTAAGCGACGAAGCCGTTTTCCAGCAAGCGGCGAGTCTGGTCCTTGGCGATGACATCCAGGCGGCTGTGGACGCCGACAAAGCCGCAAAGGCAAAGAAGCGTCAAAAGATTTCCCGGCCGAGTGGGCAGGGAACGAAATCCAAGGCGGATCCGCTGGAGGAAGTCGCCTCCGAAATTGATCGCAAGTATTTCTCCAAGTGAGAATGCTTGCACGAAAGGACTGAAAGATGGGACTTGCATATTCGCAAATTGACGACGCTGTACTCTTGACCCAGAACAAGCTGGTCAAGCGTGGAGCATTCGTTGACATGCAGACGGACCTCACCGAGCATGTCGCTGCCCGCGAAATGTGGGGCAGTCGGAAAAAGGTGTTCGAGGGCGGGGAGAACTGGGAGTTTGAAGCCCAGATCGACCACAACCACTCGGCACGAGCGGTTGGACTGTACGAGCAGGACGCGTCGAGCCTGCACGACACGATGATTAAGGGTGAAGTGCCGCCGCGACACGTCAACGCACACTACATCTACGATCAGCGTGAAAAAGCCTTCCAGCGTGGCGGGACTGCGATCGTCAATCTGATCCAGACCAAGTACACCGCCATGATGGTGAGCTTGTTCGAGTACCTGGAGGAGATCCTCTGGAGCAAGCCGACCGATTCGACGGACGACAAGACTCCGTTCGGTATCTTATATTGGGTGGTCAAGAACGCTACCCTCGGCTTCAACGGTGGAAACCCGAGCGGCTTCTCGGACGGCCGAGCGGGCATTGATTCCGCGACGGTGACTCGCTTCCGCAACTACAGCGGAACGTACACCGAGATCAGCAAGACTGACCTCGTGCGGAAGATGCGACAGGCGCACCGCAAGACCCGATTCCGCTCTCCGGTGTCGCACGCCACTCCCAACTTGCAGATGGGTAACGGCATCTACACCAACGATAGCGTCATTGGGATCTTGGAGGAGATCCTTGAAGAACAGAACATGAGCCTCGGAAACGACATCGCTTCCAAGGACGGCAAGACTCTGTTCAAGAGCACGCCCGTGCAGTACGCCCCGAAGTTGGACGATGACAGCCAGAACCCGATTTACATGTTGGATTGGACCTGGTTGGCAGTCGGCGTGATGGCTGGCTGGGAGAACAACTTGTCGGCTCCTTACATGGTTCCTGGCAAGCACCTGGTTCGCCGTGTTGACCTGGACGCGACGTTGAACATGATCTGCACCGACCCGCGGCGGCAGACCGTGCTCTACTACTCCGCGTAGAACGCGTTCGTTTGTGTTTCGGTGACGGGACTTTCCCAGTAGCCACAATCGCAGATTTTTGAGAGGACTGAAATCATGGATGCAAGCGTTAACTCGCACATCAAAGACGCCAACATCAAGGTTGAGCGTGTTTGGTACGGCGGTGACGACGCCGTGGCCCAGGGTGTCGGGGTTTTCTACGACACTGACTATGGCACCGCCACCGAGGCGGACGCCCG